GATATGCGGAGGTCCTGTTGACATGGGGTATCCGTGTTTATGGGAGAATAAGTCAGCCAATGATAAAAAGTTTAGAGAATTTATGATGAAGGGTGTAGCAAGAACTAATGCAGTTTATGCCGCTCAGATAGCTGTCTATCAAGCCTATATGAACTTAACAGAATACCCATGTTTGTTTACAGTATTAAATAAGAACACAAGCCAGATATACTACGAACTCGTGCCATTCAATAAAAACTTGGCGCAGGAGATGAGTGATAAAGCAGTAAATATTTTAGAAGCCACAAAAGCAAAAGAAACTTTGCCAAGAGTAGCGTTTTCAAAAGATTTTTTTGAGTGTAAGTGGTGTGAATTTCAAGATAGATGTTGGGGTTAAAATAGACGACATTATAATGTAGAGAAAACAATGTCGTCTATAACTTCAGCCAATGAAGGTAAGGATATAATAATGAGTATAGTAAGACTTGGCAATACAAATCGTGAGTTAAACTCACATCAATTGGTGGAACTAATAAGCGAGAAAGTGCCTCCAGAAGTACAAATAGATGAGTTGCGAAACACATATCCCAACGGGGTTATTCGTGGCGATCAGTTTTCCATCGGGTCTTTATCGGGAGAAGCTGGGCAATCGTTAAAGATAGATATTAATCCACGATCTCCGTACTTCATGAAGGGTCAGGATTTTAACGGAGCTTCAGGTATAGGTGGTATTGTAAAGATATTGATGGAGGGTCGTGGTATGAGACTTCCTGAAATAAAAGAATTGTTCGGTTCTTATCTGGATAATACGCCTGGATTTGTTCGAGATACAGAAGCTCCTGTTCCAATTATAAACACATCTTTACGACAACAAATAAATATAAAAACTCCTTTTGATAGTGAGCATTTATATCTTAGTTTAGATGGCGAAGTCATATGTATGGTTAGACGATACAACATGCGTGATGGTGCAGGGAATCCTACAATGGACGATCATGGCAAGCCTAAGAAAGAGTTTCGTCAGTTTACTGGAACTAATCCGTATCCTAAAATGCCTGACGTTAGACCTCTTTACAATATACCGAACATTTCTGCCTCTGATAAAATAATCTGGGTTGAAGGCGAGAAGTGTGCTGATGCTCTTAATGAATTAGGATTTACAGCTACATGCACTATGGGTGGAGCGGGAATGTTATCTCGTAAATCATCTAGTCAATTTGACTTCTCTCCGTTGCATGGAAAAGAATTAGTTATATGGCCAGATAATGATAATGCTGGAAAAAAGGTTGCCGAACTTGTGCAAGACTTAGCTATGAACGCAGGTGCAAAGTCAGTTACAATGTTAACTCCTCCAGCGGGTAAACCTGAAAGATGGGATGCCGCAGATGCCATAGCAGAGAGCTTTGACATCGGGAACTTTCTTAACACAACAATAAAACAGACTAAGAGAAGCATAAATTTACTGGACGATAGTTTATTAATTAATCGTTTCGAGGGTCAAGCACCCGAACAAAAGTTCTTAATCGGAGATACTATTCCGTTAGGTGTGCCAATAATATTTTCAGCCGCAGGAGATGCGGGTAAAGGTATGATGACATTGGACTTGGCTATGAAAGTAGCCTCTGGAGAACCTATGTCTAGTGCTTTTGGTAGTGAGATTACTGAATTTGGAAATGCTATTATCTTTACAGCGGAGGATGATGAAGGCGAAATGCACAGAAGGATTGAACGATTAGATGAGGAAAACGCTCGTTTTAATTATGAGCATGAACTTCGTATTGTATCGTTACCTAATGTTGGTGGTGTATTCCCAATCCTACAAGAAACCCATGATGGTTATAAAACGAGTGTAGAATTTGAAAAGATATATGCACAAATTATACAGATGAATAATTTAAAGCTAATCGTGTTTGATCCGTTGGCATCATTTGTTCATGCTGATGTTAACTCTGATCCAGCAGCGGGAGCTGCCTTAACTGGATTGTTGGCTCAAGTCGCCACGGAAACTGGCGCTTCTGTAATGATGTGTCATCACATGACAAAGATAAAAGATGATGTTGCGGTTTCATCTCCAGAGCAAGCAAGGAATATGATTCGGGGAACTTCAGCATTAGTTGATGGTGTTCGTTGTGCTTTTGCTATCTGGCAAGTGGATGAAGCTACAGGTCGTAGACGTTGCCAAGATTTAGGTATTGAATATCAAAGAAATAGATGCTTTGATGGAGCAGTTGTTAAATCAAACGGGCCTGCGAGGCGAGATATAAGACACTTTGTTCGTGATATGAACTCTGGATTACTGGATGATAGGTCAGATGATATAACAAGGTTACATTCGGGAAGTAATCGGGAGATTAAAAAGGATGCTTTATTTGTTTGGATTTCAACATGTGAAAGGGAAGGTAGAGCTTTGACACAGCAATCGGGAGCTGATGCAATCTTGCAACGGATGAGTGCAGATCCAGACGCACCAAGAACTTTGGATAACTGTACGCAAAGAATGGTTGATGGAATTGTTCGGGAACTATTATCGGAAGGCAGGATCGGGAAGTATTCTTTCAGTAGATCGGGAGGTCGTAAGTGGCTGGGAACTACAGAAGGCGATATGAGTCGGGGAGAATATGAGGCAACAACAGCAACGGAGAACTTATAATGTTACTAGCGGATGGTTTTGAAGGTGCGTTTATCGGAGTGTCTACTAGGTGTGGACAGCCAACTTTAGCCGTTTATGATGCGAACAAATGTTTGCAAATATTAATTGATCGAGATGACATGACGCATGACGAGGCTTTGGAATATTTTAATTTTAATGTTATCGGAGCTTGGGTCGGAGATGAAACGCCCTTGTTTCTTGAGTCTATGTCATTGATTGAGGCGTGTAACTTAGATGGGGGAGTAAACGATAATGAGTGAACAAAGTCGAAGAAGAACCTGGCAGCCAGCAGCGTATCCTGAAAATATTAGGAACAACTGTTCGGATTGTGGGGTTGATCGAGCTTCATATTCTATAAATGGAGGTTTTAATTGGTATTGTTGGAAATGCGTACCAGAAAATAAAAAAAACAAAGGAGAAAATTATGCGTAGAGGTAGACCTAAAACAAGAGTGGGCAATAATCATTGTGCAGAGTGCAAAATAGAAATGAAAGAAGTTTTTTATGTTAGAACTATGCCTAAACTATGTAAAGACTGTAAGGGAGAGGCGTGGTCAGCTAATTCTGAAGTAAAACAATTGTATAAAGACGCAATTGCTAATCCTACAGAACCAGCCGAAGATGAAATGTTTTTTGAAGATGATCCCAGAGCAGAAACCGAACAATTATATGGTAGAGTATCAAAAACTCCTGGTCGATCAAGTTACGCCACTGAAAGCTGTTTGAATGAAGTTATAATGTAATGGCTAACTTAATTTGTAACTTACCAGCTAAACAAGTTTGGGTTCGTAAAGAGTATTTAAGAGACCACCAAGACGGGCATGGAGAATTTGTTAAGGGTGTATGGGTTACTGCAAAGTCTATATCAGGGAGAGCTTTTTACTTTGAAACCTATTTGCCTGAGTATGGAGCGTTGTTTGATAAGTTGCCTATATCCGCTTTTTTATCTGAACCTAAAACTCCTGAACTTGATTTAGATTTACCAAATTTACAATTTTGGAACTGTATGGATTATAATGTTGTGGCCATACATAAAGAGTTTATAGCAAGTATGGATTTTGAAGTCTTAACAAGAGATTTTGGAATTGTAAAAGGAACGTACATTTGTACGTTAGATAATTATCATAATAATCCTGATGTTGTTGATTGCAGCACAAGCGAAAACCCTGAAGAACACAAATCTTTTAATTTATTAAAACTTGATAATAAACAATTTTGTTTATATCCAAATAATAGAATGAGAGTTTACGATAATAGCCTGACTCCTGAAACTCCCCTGAAACCAGATTTTAAAGTTAGCACAATAGAGTACCAGGTCGAGAACGGTAATCACACAAGACTAGGAGATTCTGACGAATACTTTTGGAAAACTAAAAAAGAAAAATAATTTTTTTTGTTGACATAGTCGTATTGGTTACATATATAAATTATAAAGGTCTATCGTAAGGAGGTAATTATGGCAGTGCATTTTGTAGGATTTAGAGGATACGAATACATCTCTGCCATAAGAGTTTGGGGTGTTCCCGATTTCATTCATCCTATTCACGATAAAAGAGCATACGTTGAAATCGATAAAGAAAATGACATTATTATTTTTGCTAATAAAGAAAAAGAAGATGTAATTGGAAAATATCGTAGAGAATATGCTGATATGAAACAAGGAGGATAAAATGGTTACATTAAATAGATTAGTAGACATATATATCCGTTGGGGAAACAAGCAAAAGTTATCCCCATTGGGTTCTGCTACAGAAGAATTATTTAACAATAATCTTTCAACCGAACAATTTAATTGGTTAATGAAATTTGTGACGGTTTGGGATTATGCAGAAAACAAGGAGCATGACAAATGGAAAAGCCATTACTCGCAAGTGAATTAATATCCGCTCTTGGAGATGCTAAAAAGCATATACTTGGTTGGCAAGGTGGTAAATATGCAGAGGGCATGAGACGTAATGTGCAGACTGAAATTGTTACGTCTCAAAAATTTGTGTTAAGCAAAAGTCTTATTGAACATGCAGTACATGCAAGCATGGCAAAACCCGAAATACTTTTTAATATGTTGGAGCGAGGTATTCCCCCATTTAATTCTTTATGGATTGAGTGGGATGAAACCTACAGACAACAGTATTTAAAAAAAGTGCATAATTCTAATAACAAAGAATATGATTTAGATGAAAAAATTATGCCCGTTGGCTATCATATACATAAACATAATGATGATTTTATTTATTCTTTATACACAAAGTATGAAGCTGATAATAAGAAATATATGGTATCGCCCAATATAGGATTTACTATTGATAATGAAAAAGGGTTTGATCGATTTTCGGGTACTCAAGCCCATGAAGAACCTATGTCTGAAGATGATTGGTCAAAGGCATCATGGCAATCAACATCTGCCTATCTTGGCGGTTGGTACGTTCAAGATTATATGAATAATGGAACTAAAAAAGATAAATACTATT